ACCTCGCTGACCTGATCGTCCATTCCGATTTCGCGCATCAAGTCCGCTTCAAGGCGCGTCAGGCGCATGCTCGGGAGAATTCGTTCGACGACAAATACCTGCGCGTCGGCCCATAGCTCCGGTCCGGCATTCGTTTTGACGTACAGACTAAGATCGTCGAACAGATAGAATCGAGTTGCGTCAGGCCTTGGATCGTCCTGAAATGCTTCGCGGATGTTGTCGGCGAACGGCTCGAATGAGGTTTCAACAAGTTGTTGCTCCTCGTCCGTCAGGCGCGCGTCCATGCGGTAGTTGTGGTGCAGGTACGCGCGGACGGATTGCGGTAGGTCGTGCGCGTCAAATGCGCGGATTGCAGGGTCGAAAAATTGGATTTCTTGGATGATTTCGTGAATGGTTTTCATGCTTTGGATTGGTTGCGGATAGGTGGCCTACCCTTTCGCTCCACTCTTTCGAATGAAGCGCGGAGGAGAGGTCAACGGTCCGCTTTGCAATAGGTGCGGTAGTCTATGCGGCCGATCAGATAATCCGCGCATGCGCGGGAGCGTTTTTCCGTCCATCCGACTGGACCAGTCAGCCAGTCGAATATGTCAGAATATGTCAGGCCGCGTGCGGACTTGCGTGCGTGCGTGAGGTTTCCGTTGATCAGGTTGTCCACGGCCGTTTCTATGCGTTGGATTGATGTCATTGGATGCGTTGGGTTTTATTTGAGGTTGAAAGCTTCACGCCACGCTAGGTAATCGTGGCAAAGATCGGTGTCGAAAGAATAGACTCCAATGTCGGGAAAACCGTCTGCGCGTAGACAGGTGACAAAGAGCCAACGACGGCCGTGCATTACGAAAGGTTCCTCGCACTCGCGCAAGCGTAGGAAAGGGACAAGCGGGATATTGGACATGGTTTTTTATTCGTTGGGTTTAGGGTTTAGAAAGAGCAGCACCCGCAGCATGGCGCGTCTTCGCAACGCCCGCGCGCATTGCGCGTGCCTGTCCAACCGGAGGAGGTTTTGACGCACACAAGGCCGGAATTCTCAGGCATGCGGCCGGTGCATGCATTGCAGTCTATGCGCCATGCGCGGTTGCGTTTGGTGACGGTTCCTAAGCCTGAGGGAACGTATTCGTGACATTGGACGCATTGGCCCGGATATCGGTTGATCATTGGATTTGATGGATTGAGTTTTGATTGAGACTAAAGACACGTTGCAACCTACGCTTTCGCATAGGCTGACACGTTGCTTTAACCCACGACAAAGCCCGTCGTGTCGGTCTTTGCTTTACCTTTCGCGGTCAGGCCCACAACAACACCCTTAGGATCGAGAAAACGAAGGTCATTCTCATCGCCATTGATGACCGGATATCCGTTCCAGTTCGTCGGCAAAGACTTTCGGAAAACGACCGCCACGTTGCCGCCACGCTTCAAAACCTCGAGGCATTGGCTTTCGTTGGCTTCGGAGCGTGAAAAGGTCAGGGAATAATTGGACGGGAGCTTTCCATCTAGAAAGGTCAGCATCCGGTCGTAATTTTTGGTATAGTCGTAAAAGCGGGTTTTCTTGAACGCTTGGATGACCGTGTAGCGTTCCCATCCGATATCGGATGTCCCGTTTAATCGGATGACCGGGGTCATTTTCTTGGCCTTGGCCTTACGGATGACCGACGTGACGTTTTCTTTCAGCGTTGCAAGGAAGGTTTCGCGGTCTTTGACGTAGAAAATTGTCTTTGATGTACGCGCTTGCTGAACGGAGTTAAACGCGCCACGACCGGCGTAGTATAGGCAAAGGTTTCGGCATCCATTGGATGCATTGGGACATGCGTTGAAAAGCCCGGAAATGCGGTCAGGTGCAAGATAGAGAATTCCGGTCATAAAGCCACGCTTCTGGCCTTTGACGGTTTTTGCGTTGGTGTCGACGGATAGGAGGTTTTTGGTCATGGGTTTTTAGAATTGGGATTTGAAGAAAATCAGGAAGAAAGCATAGCTGGCGATAGCGTAAAGGAAGGCAGAGACTAGGAAGGAGAGGATTTTTCGTTTCATGGGGATTTAGGCGGTGACGGTTTGAAGGGAGACGAAAACCCATCCGTATCGATGGGCATCTTCACGGGCCGCGTCCAACGCGTCGGTCATTGGCTCGTGATAAGAGAGGGAATCGGTGACGGTTTCACCGCTCGGCTTGCGGAAAGTTGCTGCCAAAGCGGTCGGAGGAATGACCAGATTTAAAACCCAATGTCCTTCGTCACCGTCACCATTTTCTGAAACATGGACGCGTTGGTCGTCACCGAAAATTGTGACGCTGCAGCCGATACGGTCGTAATCTACGTCGACGTAGTTTCGGAGAAGAAAGCCGACGGCAGCGTCGATTGCCTCAAGCGACGGCAGGGTGACGGTGACTAGTTGGGCCGTGGCTACGCTATCGGCGACTGCGGCGATGATTTGGCGGAATTCGTTTTTCATGACAGGGAGACGATAGATCGAGGCGGGGCGAGGCGTCAATAAAGAAAAGTAAAAAATATTTTGGAACCTGGTTGAAGCCCACCGGTTGGAAAAACTGGGGAAAAACTGGCGGCGGACTTGTCGGTTGTCTCGGTTGTCCTTAGCGTCCCGATCATGAGAATGACCGACGAGCAATGGGCAACGGCCCGTGGACTCTACCTTGCTGGGACGGATTGGGACGCCATTGCTGACCGTTTAAACGTGAAGAGAGCGACTTTAGAGAAGAGAGGGCATCGGGAAGGATTGCAGAGGATTAAACGAGAGGCGAGGTCAGTTTCTCTTAAAAAAGAAACTTCCTTAGAGTCGCTCTCGGCTCTAGTCCGGTCTAAGCTTGCGGCAGACGCTGCCTCTACGCTCGAGCGGATTGACAGCTATGACTTGGACGGCATCAAAGATGAATCCACACGGGAGCAGATACTCGGTTCCGTTGCCAAGCGATCGGCGCTTGTGTTTGGGTGGAGTGAACAAGGCGAACAAGCGAGCGTGAGCATTAATCTGCTCGGTTCAATGCCGGATCGAATCGCGGAAGTGCAAGTCACGGGAGAGACTGGTTTGAAGTGAATATAACAGTGATTGTGCGCGACGGGCTGTCTTATGATCGTCATAAGTTTTGCTTATGACAGAAAAGGATTGTTTTCGGCCGGGGAATAGGCGATGGGGACTGGCAGGGTACAGCCCCCTTTTGGGGGTGGGCTTCGTTTACGATACCCCCCTCAAAAATTTTCCGCCTTTTTGACCATGCTAAACAAAATCAAAATTGGTCAAAGTATTTCTCTCTCAACAGCGGAGCGTAAGCTCGCCCATTTCGTAGCCAAGAATCGAAATGGTAAGAATCGATATTTCAACGTGGTGAACCTAAAAATCAGTGCGGAAGATCCGCATACGGTCGATCTTGAGGGAATCTGCGGCGAGTTAGCTTTCTGCAAGCTGTTCAATGTTTATCCTGATCTGGATACGGATCGTAATCCTCCGCATCCGCTCTATGACGCGATTGTCCCGCCGCCACCGGGATTTTGCATCGATGTTAAAACGACCAAGTATGACAATGGAAAGCTATTGGTCGATGCGCGCAAAGGGTTGAAAACCGACGGAGTGGACTTCTACGCTCTGATGACAGGAACTTTTCCAGGTCCGTACACATTCCGTGGAGTCATCGCGAAGGAGCATATCATCCAACCTCATAAACTTGGCCTACTTTGTGGATACAAGAGCTACATGGCGGAGCAATCGGAGCTGACCGATGAGTTTGAGGCCAATTACTAATTGTGATTGACACTTTAGTCGCCCTTGTGCGTCAGTGCGCGTAACGACCTTAAGCAATGCGGAGGCTTGGTCAGCCATCGCAAAACCGTCTAAGCGGCAATGACACTCCGCGTGTAGCAGGTTGGATAATCAGCCACCGTGTGGTGGATGGATGGCCAACCATAACGCAGATAACGTCGGTTTAATTTCATAATCTCATGGCTTGTCCTAATGTCTTCAACGCCTTCGCGGTGGCTACTGAGTCGCTCGCGCAGGACGTTTATAAACGCGCCTCGTACCGCTCGATGTGGCTCAACATGATTGAGCGCGGCGAGTATCCTCAGGGTACTGGTCTGACCCAGACCTCGTTCACCACCAC